ATACCTGAAAACCCAGTAACAAAAGAAGAAAAGTCAGGTGTGAAAGAGAATGGAAAGACTAAACCTATATACATCTCTGGTAACTTTGTTGTATGGCCAAATCATATGGCACCTGATATATTCCCTAGAGGATTCTTTAAAGAAGATTTTAAAAGGTTACATGCAGAGTTAGACAAAGGTGTATGGAAGCGCCGTATCTATGAATTGATGGAAGGATATGAAAAGTCAATAGATAACACACCGGTTAATCACGAGCTGATAAAATTACTTAAGACTGAATTAACAGATATAGACAGAAGAAGAGGGTGTGATTGGAAGAAAACATTCCCATGGCTAGATGAATATGATATCCCCAACATTCTGTCCGTTACCATTTAATCATATATTTATTCACCCTACAAGTAGAGCTGGAGTATGCTGTGCTTATTCTAGGGGTTATAACGATAAAGATAAAACACAACATGGTGGTAAATTTTTGCCTTTAATAGGTGAATATGATAACCTAGAAGATCATCTTAAACATCCATATATAAAAGATGTACAACAGAAAATGTTAGCCGGAGAAAAGGTATTTGGGTGTGACCGATGTTATTTTGAAGAAGAACACGGAATACAAAGCTTACGCCAAAAAGAATTAGAACAGCTGAATTCACCATGGGGATATGATTCGATTATACCTAATCTTACTAATCCAAAACTAAATTATATTGAAGTTACCTTTGGAAATTTTTGTAACTTAGCATGTAGAACTTGCAATAGTGAACTTAGTCATAGCTGGATAGAAGATAATGAATTACTTAAACAACATGGACTTAAATCATATTCAACAACAGAAAGATTAAATTTAGGAAGAGACTGGAAAGAAGATGACTTTAAAGATTTAGAATATCTTAAAATATCTGGTGGTGAACCAATGCTACATACAGATTGGTTTAAATTTATAGATAAAATTGAACCTTCTAATATAGAAATGTTTATATTTACAAATGCTAGTTGGATACCTAAACAAAGACATCTTGATATATTACAAAAATTTAAAAGATGCCAAATATTTTTAAGTATAGATGGTACAGGAACAGTACAAGAATATATGAGACATAATTCTAATTGGGATATAACAGAAAAAGCCACACATGATTGGTTAGAATTTATGAGGTATAATGATAATATACAAATTTCTTGGGCACCAACCTGGTCATTAATGAATGTAAACTATTTTATAGAAACATGTAAATGGTGGAATGATATTACAAGTAAAATTCTAGGTGATACGGCTAGTCATTGTGGATTAATTAAAACAAATTTTTTATATGGTCCAGATGAATATCAGATAGCACATCTTCCAAAAACAAATCTATTACAAATAAAAAATGATCTTATAATTTATGCTGCTGAAACATCTCATAATGAAATAAGAATTATGACAGAGTCTTTAATAACATTTATAGATAATATTAAAGGATCAACACACAAAGAAGAGTATTATAACATTACAAAAGTTTTAGACAAATCAAGAAACCAATCAACAGAACAGATGATGCCAAAAACATATAAGGCTATGTACATTGAGACTATATTATGATATAATATATCTAATATAGATATAACTAGGATACTATGAATACAGAACAGATACTTGAGATGTGGAAGAATGATGGCCAGATCGACGAATTAAAATTAGATGATACTACTATAAGGATGGCACGAATCCATTCTAAGTACTTAGAGTTACTTACCATTGCGAAGATGACACGTAAGAAGTATGACTTAGAGTATAAGACATTGCTTAAAGATAAATGGCTTTACTATAATGGTAAACTATCTAAAGATCAGATAGATGCATTTAAGTGGCAGTACGATCCATTCGGTGGATTAAATAAACCTCTTAAAGGTGATATGAATTATTATTATGATGCTGATACAGATATCCAAAGATCACAGGCATTATTAGAAGTACAAAAGATTCAAGTGGAAACTATTGAAGAGATCATGAGTACTATAAGATGGAGACATCAGAACATTGGTAACATTATAAAATGGAGAAGTTTTGAAGCAGGTGTATGATAGAAAAATTAACGGTACAGACTAAAGATGCTGCCTATATGTATGTTGATTGTGATGATAAAGGTATCATACATGAGCTAGCAGAGTACTTTACATTCTTTGTCCCCGGCTATAAGTTCATGCCACAATTCCGTAACAAACTATGGGATGGCAAACTAAGACTACTCAACCTACGTGACCAATCTATATACAGTGGTCTATACAAACATGTTTGTACATTCTGTGCAGAGCGAAATATACAAATAGAAATTCTACCTCACGATATATTTAAGAGTGAGGCTAACCTTCCTGGTGCACATCAAGAAGTTGATATGTCTTTTATAGATGAGTTTGCATTACCATTCCCTCCAAGAGATTACCAGTTAGCTGCAGTAAAACATGGCTTAGAAAATAAACGAGCGTTGATGGTAAGTCCTACAGCCTCAGGTAAATCTTATATAATATATCTTATGATGAGATACTACTTAGACTCTAACTATGACCATATTGCTGATAAGGTATTATTGATTGTACCTACCACAAGTCTTGTTAAACAAATGGTGGGTGACTTTGCTAAGTACTCAGAGAATGATGCAATGTTTAATGCAGAGAATATGTGCCATGAAATTATGGCTGGTAAAGATAAAGGGCATAAGACTAAAAAGATCTATGTCTCTACATGGCAATCTATATACAAAATGCAAAAAGGATATTTCCAACAGTTTGGTATGGTTATAGGTGATGAGGCTCATGGATTTAAAGCCAAGTCATTAACAAGTATATTGACGAAGTGTTCGAATGCAAATTATAGGTATGGTTTAACAGGCACATTAGATGGTACACAAACACACAAATTAGTTTTGGAAGGTTTATTCGGACCACATATTAATATCACAACAAGTAAAGAACTAATTGACCGTGGAGATCTTGCTAACATATCAATCGATATATTGTTACTTAAGCATAGTGATGAAGCATGCAAGTTAGTGTGTAAGATGAAGTATCAAGACGAGGTGGATTGGATTGTTACAAGTCAAAAGCGAAATAATTTTATACGTAATCTTGCCATAGATCTAAAGGGTAACACATTAGTATTGTTTCAATATGTGGAGAAGCATGGTGAACCTTTGTTTAGATCAATCAATGATGCAGTAGATGATAAGAGAAAAGTATTCTATGTCAGTGGTAAGACACCTGCGGACACGCGTGAAGAGATAAGAGCTATAACTGAATCAGAGTCTAATGCTATACTAGTATGTTCTTATGGTACATTCTCTACAGGTATCAATATAGTTAACCTACATAATATCATATTCGCCTCACCATCTAAATCTCAGATAAGGGTACTACAATCTATTGGTAGAGGATTAAGAAAATCTACATTAGATACTAAGATATATGACATTGCAGATGACCTACATTGGAAATCTAATAAGAATTATACACTCAACCATGCCGCGGAACGCGTCAAAATATACTCTAAAGAAAGGTTCAAATTTAAGATGCACGAAATTAAATTGTTATAAATAGTATTATGAACGACAAACCTTACCAAGAACTTTCAGATATACCGGTTAAACTATTCAAACTCATCTCTGGTGAGACTATAGTTGCATACACACATGATCTAGATGATGAATCTGCTGGTGCACATATTGGTATAGAAGAACCAATGAAGGTATTAATTGAAGAGGATAACCATTATATCATGACTCCTTGGTTACCATTTGCTGATGCTAAATTTCATGTCCTCGATGATTTTAATATTATGATTACTTCAGAGGTGAATGATGATGTCAAGGCCCATTACATGAAAATAATCTTAGATGAGATAGAAACAGATAGTGAAAGAATAGCTGATAGGATGAGAACTATGAAAGGTAACGCCACCACTCATTAATATACTGTCCCTCCGCAGAGATACTCTCTTATTATATCATACTTTCACCGCAATGTACACACTTAACCGCAAATAAATATGGAAATAACATCAAATGCTGCAGATAAAGTAGCCGGAATGAAGTCCGGGCAAGAACATCTACGTGTTTATATCACAGGTGGAGGATGTTCAGGTTTTAATTATGGTTTTATATTAGATGAGAAGATGATAGACGGTGATTTTAGTCTTGAGAAGAATGGTATGGAAGTACGTATTGATCCAATGAGCTATCAATACTTAGAAGGAATTACAATTGATTATTTAGAAGATCTACAAGGATCACGGTTTAGTGTGACAAACCCACAAGCAAAAACAACATGCGGATGCGGCTCATCTTTTAGCGTGTAAGTATGTACATTTGAGCTTTATATGATATAATGTATACAACATGGAGAAAGTTATGACTGAAAAAATTAAACCTAGAGACAAACCCCATTACGTAAACAATAGGCAGTTTAGTTATGCTGTAGTTGACTATGTAACTGAAGCAAATCAAGCTAAAGAAGATGGAACAAAGAATCCGATTGTACCTGATTATATCGCCATATGCTTTATGAAGATTTGTGAAGGCCTATCACACAAACCAAACTTTGTACGATATACATACCGTGATGAAATGGTAATGGATGGTGTAGAGAATTGCCTTAAAGCAATATACAATTATAGAATAGATGCATCTACCCGTACAGGTAAACCTAATGCATTCTCATACTTTACTCAAATAGCTTACTTCGCTTTCATACGTAGAATCGTTAAAGAGAAAAAGCAATCAGATATTAAATTCAAGTTCATGGAGCAAGCAAACATTGAAGACTTTGTTTCTGCCATTGATATGAACAGTCCAATTGATCAGTCATTCCTTGATACACTTCGTGAGAAGATCTCTAAGATCAGAGAGACTGACACTGCTATTAAAGACTTTGAGAAGGAAGAGAAGGTTAAAGTTAAAAAAGGATTAGAAAAGGTGATGACTTGAAAAACCTATTAGTAGTAGGATTTGGTGTTGTAGGTGAGGCAGTATATAATGGTTTAAATAAAGATCCAGATAATTATATACAGATCATGGATCCACCTAAGGATATGAATCCTTTGGATGATGGCATTAATGATTACGCTGATTATAATTATTATGATGGTATCATTATATGTTTACCTACACCGCAAGGTCCGACAGGTGAATGTGATGATATGTTGATTGAACAGTATCACTATGACATACGTAAGCATGCAAGAGAAGTACCTATCCTTATTAAGTCAACTATATCACCTGAGCTTATAGAGTTACTGGCTGGTGATAAATTCTTAACAACCAATCCAGAATTTTTAACAGAAGCTGATTCTAAAGAAGAATTTCTAAATCAGAGGTTTGCTATCTTTGGTGGACATCAGTGTAGGTATTGGTATTCAATATTTATGAATGCTGGTATAAGGATGGAGACAAGAAAGTTTACTGATATCAGGACAGCATGTTTTGCTAAGTACACAATCAATTCATTCCTTGCAACAAAGGTTATATTCTTTAATGAATTAAAGCAGGTGTTTGGTGAAGATGGATTTGATGAGCTAACTGAATTAGTAGGTATGGATGATCGTATTGGCAATAGTCATA